AGACATAATTATTGTTCACGTGGTTGCCTTGGCAAGGCAAATGGGGAACGGTTAAAAAAGAACAGAACCCAAATCTGTGATAATTGCGGAAAGGAATTCATACCTAAAAGCCTTCATGGCGCAAGAAATCAGCATCTTTTCTGCAGTCCGGAATGCGCTTGGAGATTCAGGGTGAAAAAAAGCAAGATCCATTGCGATTGGTGCGGAAAATCGTTTTGGAAAAAGCAATCGGATATAAAAAGGCGAAAGCATAACTTTTGCAGTTGGGGGTGTTATTTGGACTATATCAATATGGAACTTGCAGGTGCCGCAAATCAGAGGGTTTGCGGAGAAGTGCTTTACCGATATTTAGCGGGGCGAAAGGTCGGACACGCACTTACAACAAAGGAAGAAGTTCACCACGTTGATGGGAACCATTTGAACAATGACGAGAAGAATCTGATGGTTGTTTCCAAAAGTGAACATGCACGGATTCATGCGTCACAGAAAGAGAGGGATATCTTTGGACGGTTTATTAAGAAAAGATGATATGCATTACTATCAAAAGTACTCTGTACAGTTCATCAAGGATCATCCTGTCGCTGCTTTGCTGCTTGATTGCGGACTTGGGAAAACGGTGATAACGCTGACTGCCATCAATGACCTTATATATGATGAGTTTTCTGTCAAGAAAATTCTGGTCGTGTGTCCGCTTCGGGTATGTAATGTATGGCGCGATGAAATCAAGCACTGGGATCATCTCCGCAATCTGACCTGTTCTCTGGTAAACGGAACAGCCACTGAGCGGAGAAGAGCCTTGCAGAAACAAGCCGACATATACATCGTGAACCGTGAGAACCTGGTCTGGTTCTATGAACACTGCAAGATGTCTTTTGACATGGTGGTGCTGGATGAGCTGTCGAGTTTCAAGAACCATCAGGCCAAGCGATTCCGTGCTATAAAGGCGCTGCGGCCTAAAGTGAAACGCATCGTCGGGCTGACAGGGACGCCCAGCGGCAACGGCTTGATGGATCTCTGGGCCGAGTTCCGTATCCTGGATATGGGAGAGCGGCTGGGAAGATATATCAGCCAGTACCGTAACTTATACTTCAAGCCGGATAAGCGCAACGGCATGGTGGTGTATTCCTACAAGCCGCTGCCGGGAGCAGAAGAAGCCATCTATCACCAGATTGCCGACATCACCGTGTCCATGAAGGCAACAGATTATCTGGAGATGCCGGAATTGGTGAGCGTAGCGAAGGAAGTCAGACTGAGTGAAAAGGAGAAGGAACGGTATGACGAACTGAAGAAGTCCCTGGTACTGGAGCTTCCAGGCGGCGAAATCACAGCCGCCAATGCCGCGTCGCTTACCCTGAAGCTTTCACAGATGGCGAACGGCGCCATTTATACAGACGACAAGGATGTGGTGGACATCCATGACCGGAAACTGGATGCCTTAGAAGACCTGGTGGAAAGCGCCAACGGGAAACCGGTCCTGGTGGCCTATTGGTTCAAGCATGATAAAGACCGTATCCGGAAGCGGATGGAAGCCAGGGAACTGAAGGAGCCGCAGGATTTCACCGACTGGAACGCAGGAAAGATACCTGTGGCCCTCATCCATCCGGCCTCTGCCGGACACGGGCTGAACCTGCAGCAGGGCGGTTCCATCCTGATATGGTTTGGCCTGACTTGGAGTCTGGAGCTGTACCAGCAGACCAACGCCCGGCTCTGGCGGCAGGGGCAGGCGGACGAGACGGTCATCATACAGCACATCGTAGCCAAGGACACGATTGATGAACGCATCCTGAACGTCTTGAAACACAAAGACGGAACCCAGGCGGCTTTGATTGAAGCCGTAAAGGCTGACCTGGGCATGACGGAAACAGAAAATGGGGGTATACTATGAAACAGGAAACAGAAGGAGAAGAAAAGCGTATGGAAGCCAAGGCGTACCTGGAACAGGCACGGAACATCAACATACAGATAGACAGCAAGCTGGAGCAGGTATCGTCTTTGCGGCAGCTGGCTATCAAGGCGTCATCGACACTCAGCCCGGTGCCGCCAAGCGGGACACCCAATCCGCACCGTCTGGAAGAAACCATCGCCCGTATGATGGATATGGAACAGGAAGTGGATGAAGCCATCGACGTCCTGATCGAACTCAAGGCAGACATCATGAAGGCTGTCAGCCGAGTGCCAGATGCCCGGGAACGGGTCGTCTTGGAACTCCGCTATTTGGCCTTTAAAGACTGGGCATCCATTGCCGATACTCTCGGACTTCATATCCGCCAGGTGTATCGGCTGCATGACGAAGCCCTGAAACACATCGAGATTCCTGGCGAATGTCACTGAATGTCACTAAAGCAGCACTTGATGTCACAGGCTTCTGTAAGATATACTATAATCAGCAAGAAAAGAATGAAGGACCGAGGCTTGAACGCCATCGGTCCTTTTTTGATGCCGGAGATGATGTAAATGCCCAGAAGACCGAAGACGCCCTGCAAATATCCGGGCTGCCCCAGGCTGGTGCCGTATGGAAGAAAATATTGTGAGGAACATGAACGGCAGTACCAGGGCGACCGGGCTGATGCAGAAACACGTGGCTACGGATGGGAGTGGCAGAAGGCCAGGAAGTTTTTCCTGAAACGTCATCCCTGGTGCATCCGCTGCAAAGCAAAAGGCCGTCTCGTCCCGGCAACGGTCGTTGACCATATCAAACCGCATCGCGGTGATGCGAAACTGTTCTGGGACGAAACGAACTGGCAGCCCCTTTGCAAGAGCTGCCATGACCATAAGACGATGACCGAAGACCGGAACATCGAGTACAAGTACTGAATCCGTCCGTAGGGCGGGGGGATGCAAATCTCTGCAGCCCTTCCGTCCATGACCGCCGCCCCCTCAAACGTGAAAAAACGCGAAATTCATAAGGGAGGGATACCCGGCATCTGAAATTGAATACTTTAGCTCCAGGCCGGCTGGCCCGGAGCTTTTTTGTTGTGTGAAAGGAGTCTGTCATGAACGACTGCCAGCGTCGGCAGATAGAAGCCATGCGGAAGCAGGGGATGGGCTACAAAGCCATCGCCAGGAAGACCAAGCTGTCACGGGACAGCGTACGGAATTATTGCAGGTGGCACCACCTCGCCGGTTACGGCAGAGCGGTGGCGGCTGCCTTCAGAGAGGAGCAAGCGTGTGAAGACATCGGATATGGAATGGAAGATGCTGCCCATCGGCCAGCTGAAGCCTGCGGCATATAACCCCAGGAAGCAGCTGAAGCCAGGGGACAAGGAATATGAGAAAATCAAGAAGTCCATTCAGGAGTTCGGCTACGTAGAACCCATTATCGTCAACTACGACATGACGGTCATCGGCGGGCATCAGCGCCTGACCGTACTGAAGAATCTGGGCTACGAAGAAGTCCAGTGTGTCGTTGTCCATATCGAGGATGAGCATAAGGTCAAGGCGCTCAACATCGCACTCAATAAAATCACGGGTGCTTGGAACGAACAGCTCCTGGCCGACCTCATCGTCGATTTGCAGAGCGTCGACTTCAACGTCGACCTGACGGGCTTTGAAGCACCGGAAGTTGAGCAGCTCTTCTCGAAAGTGTACAACAAGAAAATCAAGGAAGATGACTTTGATGTCGACGGTGAACTGGCAAAGCCGACCGTCGCCCGGGCGGGAGATATCTGGTTCCTGGGTGACCACCGCGTCATCTGTGGCGATGCGACGCTGCCGGAAACCTATGAACGGCTGATGGCGGGGAAGAAGGCCAACATGGTGCTGACGGATCCGCCGTATAACGTCGATGTCGAAGAAACGGCCGGCAAGATCAAGAACGACAATATGTCGGATGACAAGTTCTACCAGTTCCTTTTCGCGGCCTTCGTCAATATGGAACAGAACATGGAGCAGGATGCTTCCATCTATGTATTCCATGCAGATACCCAGGGGTTGAACTTCCGCAAGGCATTCAAGGATGCGGGATTCTACCTGTCTGGCTGCTGCATCTGGAAGAAGAACGCCCTGGTGCTGGGCCGCAGCCCGTACCAATGGCAGCATGAACCGTGTCTTTTTGGCTGGAAGCTGAATGGCAGGCATCAATGGTATTCTGATCGCAAGCAGACGACCATCTGGGAATACGACCGGCCGAAAGCCAGCAAGGAACATCCGACTATGAAGCCTGTAGCTCTCATGGCTTATCCTATACAGAATTCCTCTATGAGCCACTGCATCATCCTGGACCCGTTCCTCGGTTCCGGTTCGACGCTCATGGCCTGCCAGCAGACGGGCCGCATCTGTTACGGCATCGAGCTGGACGAGAAGTTCGTCGATGTCATCGTGAAGCGGTATATCAGCGAGTGCGGGAGTGAAGGTGTGTTTGTACTGCGTGGAAATGAGAAAATTCCTTATGATAAAGTGCAAAAATGACTTGCTATTATCGGCGTTCAGAGTGATATATGTACTAGCAAAACAAGGAGGTACATAGACCATGACAATCCAGACGAACCTGAACGACCGCAAGGAACTGGCTAGAAGGCTGATTTCATTCAACCATAACGAAAAGCTCCGCTATACGGGGACGCCGGCCTTTGCCTACGAAGGGCGGGGGTTCCGCATCCTTCGCAGCGGCGATATCGAATGCGATGATGAAAAGACAGAAGCCGCCATCACGGCTTTCCTGCAGGAAGCAGGCATCCTTCCGCAGCCGGAACCGGCAGAAGGAACGGAACCCGAAGTGTCGCAAGAGCCGCTGGAGCAGGATGAAACGCCAGAATCGGACGCACTGCCGCATCAGGACAGGATGGAAATCAAGGTTCCCATTGATGGCATGGACGGTGCGCAGCTCCGCAATCTGGTCTTCATGCTCCACGCCCAGCAGTATCTGCTGAACCGGGCGGCAGGACATGAAAACATCCATGTGCCGGACAGACTGGTGGAAGACTTGAAAGAAGAATCTGGTACCGACCAGACTTCCTTCTTTGCCATCTATCAGAACTATCGCAAGGAAGGGCGGGGCTTCTGGATTGCGGCAGATACGGTGACATTCTGCATTGCCGCAACCGGCAATGCCGTGAAGAACCGCGCACTGATTGAACTAGCGGCCTTCATGGTCAGCGCAGCGAAAAAAGCGAAACGGGTTCAGGCTGACACACGGAAGCCTGAAAACGAGAAGTACTACCTGCGGATGTGGCTCCTGCGCATCGGCATGGGGACCAAGGCCAGCCACGAATCGCGCATGGCCCTGCTGAAAGGCCTGAAGGGATGGAGTGCCTTCCGCACGGAAGAAGAAGCCAAGGCTCATGCCAGAAAGCAAAAGGAACGCCGGCATCAAAACCCATAAATTTTCAATTTAATTCATAATTATTCTCAAAATGACTTGCTATTGTGTGCCTTTAGAGTGATATATAGTGTACCAAAAGAACACACGCACACATAGAAAGGACAGAGAGGATTATGAAAACACTGCACTTTGGCATCGAAATGGAAATGACAGGAATTACGAGAAGCCGGGCCGCCAGCCTCATGGCCTATTTCTTCGGGACAGAAAGCCGGCACGAAGGAGGAGCCTACGATACCTACACCGCAAGGGATGAACAGGGACGGAAATGGAAAGCCATGAATGACTCTAGCCTGATTCCTCAGAAGAAGGTGAACGGCAACATTACAGATGCTCCCAGCTTCTACCGCACAGAAGTGGTCAGCCCCATCCTTTCCTACGAAGACATCCCGAAGCTGCAGGAACTGGTGCGGATGCTACGCAAGGCCGGGGCCTTTGCCAATAAGTCCTGCGGCATCCACATCCACGTCGGGGCCGAACGCTTCACGGCAAAGACCCTGCGGAACCTGGTGAATATTATGGCGAGCAAGGAAGACTTGATTTACCGCGCCCTCCAGATCAACCCCTCGCGGGAAAGCCGATACTGCCGGAAGACAAACTCCACTTTCCTGAAGGACCTCAATCGGAAAAAGCCGGACACCCTGGACGGCATCGCCGACCTCTGGTATCAGGAAGCACCTTACGGACGGAACCATCATTACAACAGCACCCGCTACCACGGGCTGAACCTGCATGCGACCTTCACCAAAGGGACTGTCGAGTTCCGGCTTTTTAACGGGACGCTCCACGCCGGGGAAATCAAGGCATACATCCAGCTCTGCCTGGCCGTCGCCCATCAGGCCCTCACGCAGAAGAAGGCCTCGGCCCGGAAGACTGAAACGGACAATGAGAAATACGCTTTCCGGTGCTGGATGCTACGGCTCGGACTCATCGGTGACGAGTTCAAGACCTGCCGACTCCACTTTCTGAAACACCTCACAGGCAATTCCGCATGGCGCAATGCCGCCGCTTGAAGGGGATAGCCTTCTGGGCAGCTTCGGCTGCCCTTGGGGTGGTAGAAGGGCAATCCCTTCAGAAAGGATGAGAGCGATGAAACAAAGAATCTACATTGCATACGGCAGCAACATGAGTGGAGTACAGATGGCAAGACGGTGTCCTGACGCCGTTCTTGCAGGAACGGGCCGTATCCGGGGCTATGAACTTCTCTTCAAAGGTTCCCTGACAGGATGTTACGCCACAATCGAGAAGAGGGCGGATGCCTTCGTGCCGGTTGTTTTCTGGCACATTTCTCCGGCGGATGAACGGCGGCTCGATGCCTATGAAGGTTTCCCGCGGTTCTATTACAAAAAAGAAGTGGATGTGGAAACAGATGACGGCATCATCAGCGGTCTTGTGTACATCATGCACGAAGACCGGCGGTTCGGCATCCCGGAGAACTGGTACTACCAGAACATGGAGCGGGATTACCGCAAATTCGGTTTCGACCTGTCCGTCCTGCGGGCCGGGCTGCGGCATAGCCGGGAACGGATGGAAGGGACGCGGGTGCGGCTTATCGCCATGGATGACAGGCAGGCCCCGCCCCGGGGAACTGAAGGCACCGTCCAGTTCGTCGATGATGCCGGAACCATCCATGTACAGTGGGATACGGGCAGCAGTCTTGGGCTGATACCCGGAACCGACGAATGGGAACTAGTCAAATAAAATGCATAAATAACCGAAAAAATGACTTGCTATTATGTGCCCTTAGAGTGATATATATACATGACGAAGGGGACAATCCCCAAAGGAAAAAGCACATGAAAGCGAGGACATTAAAATGAGAACAATCATTACACTGGATGGAAAGAAAATCAACAAAAACGCAGCCTGCGAAATGTTTGGAAAGGAAGATATGGACAAACGGATTAAGGAAGCCAAAGAAGTCTTTTTCGAAGACCCAAATGAAGAATGCAGCTGGTGGATGGAAATCGGGATGCTGACCATCAAATTCCGGTAACACCGGACAATGAGGGGCCAATAAAAGACCCCTTTTCTCGCAAGAAGAAAGATGCATAAATATCAGATAAATGACTTGATATTATGTGCGTCCAGAGTGATATATATGACGAAGGGGATAGGCCCCGAAGGAAAAAGCACACGAAAGCGAGGAAACGACGATGACAAAGAAAGCAAAAGACTGCAGGCTTCCTGAAACGACCACGATGGAAACGCTTGAAATGAACTGGAAATGCATTCTGCAATTCGGAGACAAGGTCCTTCTGGCCGGGCATTACTTTAGCAAGGGCAGGGATTACTGGTACGGTGCAGTTTATGGATTTACCACCAGAAACCATACCTGCGAAGGGGAAATCAGGCTGATGGCAGTCAGCGACGAACTGTTCGAAGACAATGGCCACGCCATTGAATGGGCCATGAAGCATTAAAAGAGAACCAGAGAGGACCGCAGATGCGGTCCTCTCTGCCGTACAGCCCGCAAGGGCTTTTTTTATTGGGAGGTGAGTGCCATTGGCTGTACGAGGAAGAAAACCGAAACCGACGGCGCTCAAGGTGCTGGAAGGAAATCCCGGCCATCGTCCCCTCAATAAGAAGGAACCCATGCCAAAGGGACGGCTCCCTCGCTGCCCGGACTGGCTGGAAGACGATGCTAAGAAAGAATGGAAGCGGCTTGGGAAAGTCCTCGCTGAGATGGGGATGCTGACCAACCTGGATATGATGGCCTTTGCCGGGTACTGCCAGGCCTACGCCCGGTGGAAAGGGGCGGAAGAGTTCATCACCCAGCATGGCGATATGGTGCGGACGCCCAACGGCTACCTGCAGCAGGTGCCGCAGGTGTCCATCGCCCAGACGAACCTCAAGATCATGCTGAAATTCTGTGAGCAGTTCGGCCTGACCCCGTCAGCACGGAGCCGCATGATTGGGGAAGAAAACGGGGCAGAAAAAGAAACGGATGAAATGGAACTGCTGTTAAGGGGGTGACAAGTTTGGCATTTGTATATAAGCCGTCAGCGTTCATGCTGCCGGATTCCCGTTATGATGAAGAAAAGGCTGACCGTGCCGTCGCTTTCATCGAGCATCTCTGTCATACCAAAGGAAAATGGGCCGGGAAGCCGTTCCTGCTCCTGCCGTGGCAGGAACAGATTGTGCGTGATCTCTTCGGCATCGTCAAGGAAAACGGGAAACGGCAGTTCCTCACGGCTTATATAGAGATTCCAAAGAAGAACGGGAAACAGCTCGCACTGGATACACCCATTCCCACGCCGGAAGGATGGAAAACCATGGCCGATTTAAAAGTCGGCGACAGGGTCTTTGACGAGCAGGGAAAGCCCTGCCATGTTGTCGCTAAAAGCCCGGTAGATGATACCGAACAAGCCTATGAACTGGTTTTCCGGGATGGAGGACGGATTGTGGCCGGTGAACGTCATCTGTGGGATGTGGAATATACCCATGGAAAGAAGCGGGAAAAGCAATGGACAACCGGCGAGATTTACCGCCGCATGAAACAGTACAGGGAAAAATTCAAAGATAACCGCTCGCTTATCCGGATTCCCGTCAACCAGCTATTACACCTTCCGGAAAGGAACCTTCCGTTAGATCCTTATTTATATGGCTACTGGTTGGGAAACGGTTCTGCAACAAAACCGGAAATCACGGTGCGTGACAGTGATGTGGAAGACCTGATTCCGCTGATTCCGTACCCGCTGCATAACCGCTATCCACAGACCTGCGGCGGCAGCGAAATCCTGGTGTATAAGGCATTGAAATCTATCCTGGTGAAAAACTTCCGGGATAAGGTCATCCGGCCGGAATACCTCAGGGCTTCCGAAACGCAGCGATGGGCCTTGCTGCAGGGACTGATGGATTCCGATGGCTGCATCGGAACACGGAAAGGGCAGGGCGTATACGTCAGCACCATTCAAGAATTAGTAGAATCAGTGCAGGAACTGTTGTGGAGCCTTGGCATCAAGAACGCCATGACGTCATGCCCTTCGACCCGCTATGGGAAACCGACAGGCGAGACATTGTATCAGATACGGTTCACCGCCTTTACGGATCAGCCGGTCAGCAAACTTCATAGAAAAAGCATCCACAGACGGGAACGCGAAAAAAAGACGCGTTCCTGTTTTCATTATCTGGAAGAAATCAAGCCGCTGGATGATAAGGTTCCCATGCAGTGCATCCAGGTGGACAGCCCGAGCCATTGCTATCTGGCGGGGCGGACGATGGTGAAGACGCATAACAGCGAGCTGGCAGCGGCCATCGCACTCTACCTTCTCTACGCCGATAACGAACCGAGCGCCGAAGTGTACGGCGCGGCCTGTGACCGAAACCAGGCGTCCATCGTCTTTGATGTGGCACGGCAGATGGTCGAGATGAGTCCTGCCCTGATGCGCCGCTCCAAAATTCGGACGGCAGGGAAGCGCATCATCAATTACCGTAATGCCGGTTTTTACCAGGTGCTGTCGGCAGAAACCGGGACCAAGCACGGCCTCAATGTGTCGGGCCTGGTCTTTGACGAAATCCACGCCCAGCCGAACCGCAAGCTCTATGATGTCCTGACCAAAGGCTCCGGCGATGCCCGGGAACAGCCGCTCTTTTTCATCATCACCACGGCAGGCAACGACAAGAACAGCATCTGCTATGAACTGCACACAAAGGCCCTGGACTTGATGGCGGGCCGGAAGAAAGATTCCACCTTTTACCCCGTGGTCTATGGCCTGGAACATGAGGAAGACTGGACGGATGAAGCCAATTGGTACAAAGCCAATCCTTCTCTGGGTCATACCATACAGATTGACCGCGTCCGGGAAGCCTATCGGAATGCCGTTGAAAATCCCGCTGAGGAGAATGTGTTCAAGCAGCTCAGATTGAATATCTGGACTTCGGCCGGCATCCGCTGGATACCGGAACAGGTCTATGACAAGGGGAATCTCCCTATGGACCGCGATGCCCTGCGGGGACGGCTGTGCTACGGCGGGCTTGACTTATCCAGCACGTCGGATATCACGGCCCTGGTCTTGGCCTTCCCGCCACGGACGGAAGAGGAAAAATATATCCTGTTGCCATTCTTCTGGCTGCCGGAAGACACGCTGGAACTGCGGTGCCGCCGGGACCATGTGCTTTACGACGTCTGGCAGAAGCAAGGCTTCATCCAGACGACGGAAGGAAACGTCATCCATTACGGCTTTATCGAGAAGTTCATCGAACGCCTGGGGGAAACGTACCACATACGGGAAATCGCCTACGACAGGTGGAACGCCACCCAGATGGTGCAGAACCTGGAAGACATGGGCTTCACTATGGTGCCTTTCGGCCAGGGGTTCAAGGATATGTCGCCGCCGTCGAAGGAGCTGTTCAAGCTCCTGATGGAAGGGAACATCATCCATGGCGGCAATCCCGTTCTCAAATGGATGGCCGGCAACGTGGTCATGCGCCAGGATCCGGCGGGGAACATCAAGCCGGACAAAGAAAAATCCGTCGAAAAAATCGACGGAATCGTGGCATCCATCATGGCTCTGGACCGTTGTATCCGCAACAAGACAGGCAGCGGCAGTGTCTATGATGAACGGGGCGTTATTTCCTTTTAGAATAAATCACTGTGACTTCCCGTACGGGTCAGCGTCAACGTTAGAATGTCGGTCTCGACTTTGTAAATCAGCAACCAATCCGGCAGAATATGACATTCACGGAAACCAGCGTAGTCTCCCGACAGGGCATGATCCCGATACTTGGCAGGAAGCAATTGCTCCATCACAAGACAGTCAAGTACCTCCTGAAAAAGCTCCGGGGTATGCCCGGGCTGCTTGATTACTCGCTTGTAATCCTTGCGGAATTGTTTGCGGAAGCGGATCTTAAGCATTCAGGGCCTCCATGACATCTTCAACAGAATCATAAGTCTTGCTGAGATTGCGATGATGATTTACATCGTCAACAGCTCTTAAGGTCTCTAGCTCATTAGAAGAAATACGCAAATCGAACGGGATACCGCCATAGCGGACAACGGTGCGCAGGAACATATTGATTGCTGTAGAAGTCGGGATACCCAAATCCGCAAAAATAGTTTCTGCTTGATGCTTTAAGTCTGCATCGACACGAAGATTCAGCGTTTTTGTATCAGCCATATGAATCAACTCCTTTTATTGATATTATAAAGCTAAATGAGGAAAATGTAAAGTAATTTACTTTACAATATAAGGACGGAGATATTATGCAAATCCCATTTTTATCCAGCCTGTTCCGTACCAGGGACAAGCCTCAGAACCATTACATCGGCACGGATTTCCACTATCTCTTTGGACCGTCAACGAGCGGTAAGTTAGTGAACGAGTTTACGGCCATGCAGACAACGGCGGTGTATGCCTGTGTCCGCATCCTGTCAGAAACGCTAGCAGCCCTGCCGCTCCAGCTGTACCGTTACACGCCTGGCGGCAAGGAGCGGGTCTATGACCATCCGCTGTACCATCTGCTGCATGATGAGCCGAACCCGGAGATGACCTCGTTCATCTTCCGGGAAACGCTCATGAGCCATCTGCTCATCTGGGGCAATGCCTACGCCCAGATCATCCGGGACCGCCTGGGACGGGTGCAGGGACTCTATCCGCTGCGGCCGGACAAGATGACCGTCTGCCGGGATGACCGGGGACGGATTTTTTATCTGTACACCAAGACGGGAGACGAGAATCCGAACATCAAGCCGTACGGGCAGGTGGCACTCCAGAAGGAAGAAGTGCTGCATATCCCCGGTCTTGGCTTTGACGGCCTGGTCGGCTATTCGCCTATTGCCATGGCCCGCAACGCCGTGGGCATGACCATGGCCTGCGAGGAATACGGGGCGTCATTCTTTGCCAACGGGGCCAGTCCCAGCGGGGTGCTGGAACATCCAGGCGTTCTGAAGGACCCGGCCAAAGTCCGGGATTCGTGGAATGCCGTCTACCGGGGGACGGGCAATGCCCACAAGGTAGCTGTGCTGGAAGAAGGTATGAAGTACCAGCAGATCGGCATCCCGCCGGAAGAAGCACAGTTCCTGGAGACGCGGAAGTTCCAGCTCGATGAGATTGCCCGGCTCTACCGCATCCCGCCGCACATGATCGGCGACCTGGAGAAAAGTTCCTTCAATAACATCGAGCAGCAGTCCATGGAATTCGTGAAATATACTCTGGACCCATGGGTCATCCGCTGGGAGCAGGCCATGCAGAAAGCCCTGTTCCTGCCGGAAGAGAAGAAGCAGTATTTCCTGAAGTTCAACGTGAACGGCCTCATGCGCGGCGACTACGAGAGCCGCATGACCGGGTACAGCATCGGCCGGCAGAACGGCTGGGTGTCCGCCAACGATATCCGGGAGATGGAAGACATGAATCCCGTGCCCGATGCGGAAGGTGGCAATCTGTACCTGGTGAACGGCAGCATGACCAAGCTCAAGGATGCCGGGGCTTTTGCCCGGAAGGGAGAAACGAATGAAACATAAATTTTGGAAGTGGGTGACCAATGCGGCCCCCGATGCCTTCGGCAGTGAACGGACGCTGTACCTGGACGGCCAGATCTCGGACGAGACCTGGTGGGGCGATGAAGTGACACCGAAGGCGTTCAAGGAAGAACTGAATGCGGGCAGCGGCGACATCACCCTCTGGATCAATAGTCCGGGCGGCGACTGTTTTGCCGCTGCCCAGATCTATAACATGCTCATGGATTATCCCGGGAACGTCACCGTCAAGATTGACGGCCTGGCGGCTTCAGCGGCCTCCGTCATCGCCATGGCCGGGACGAAGGTCTGCATGTCGCCGGTGGCCATCCTGATGATCCACAATCCGGCGACCCTGGCTTATGGGGATAAAGCCGAGATGGAAAAGACCATCGGCATGCTGAGCGAAGTCAAGGAGAGCATCATCAATGCCTATGAAATCAAGAGCGGCCTGGCCCGCACGAAGATTTCGCACATGATGGATGACGAGACCTGGCTCAATGCCCGGAAGGCTGTGGAACTGGGCTTTGCCGATGAAATCCTTTTTGACCAGGATGACGGAGAGGCGCAGCCGGAAGCCATGCTGTACAGCCCGGTCACGGTGACGAATTCCTTTGTACAGAAACTGAAACCCAAGAAACCCTTGCAGAAAGTGCCAGCCGCTTCCTTAGAGAAACGGCTGGCATTGCTCATTCATTGACAGGAGGACAAATACAATGGATACGATTTTAGCACTGCGCGAGAAGCGCAAGAACCTCTGGGATGCGGCGAAAGCCTTCCTGGATACGGCCCGCGATGAGAACGGCATGGTATCGGCAGAAGATGCATCCCGGTATGACAAGATAGAAGCGGATGTGGTGAATCTGGGCAAGGAAATCGACCGCCTGGAACGCCAGCAGCAGCTCGATGCCCAGCTGGCCCAGCCGACATCTTCTCCCATCACGGAACAGCCCGGTGCCGGCAACCAGGCCCCGGAAAAGAAAGGCCGTGCATCCATGGCTTACCAGAAAGCCTTCTGGGACAGCATCCGCCATAAGAACTTCATTGATGTACAGAACGCCCTGAGCGTTGGTACGGATGCCGATGGCGGCTACCTGGTGCCGGATGGATTCGAGCATCAGCTCATCGACAAGCTCCAGGAAGAGAACTTCTTCCGCAGCCTGGCGACGGTCATTCATACCAGCGGCGACCGCAAGATTCCCGTTGTGACGGGACATGGCGAAGCGTCCTGGATGGAAGAGAATGGACTCTATCCGGACAGCCAGGATACCTTCGGCCAGCAGTCCATCGGGGCGTACAAGCTGGGTACGGCTATCCGTGTATCGGAAGAACTCCTGAATGACAGCGTCTTCGATCTGGAAAGCTATATCGCCGGCGAATTTGCTCGCCGTATCGGCACGAAGGAAGAAGAAGCTTTCCTCACAGGCGACGGGAAGAACAAGCCGACTGGCGTGTTCCCGTCTGCGGAACTGGGCGTGACGGCTAATGGCACATCCATCACCTTTGATGATGTCATCGACCTGTATCATTCCCTGCGTATCCCATACCGCCGCAAGGCCGTATGGCTCCTGAACGATTCCACTATCAAGGCCCTGCGTAAGGTCAAGGACAACAACGGCAACTACATCTGGCAGCCGTCCGTCACAGCAGGGACGCCGGATACCATCCTGAACCGCCCCTGCTACAGCACATCCTTTGCCCCGGAACTGGCTGCCGGCAATCGCCCGATTCTCTTTGGCGACTTCAGCTATTACTGGATTGCCGACCGAGAATCTCGCTCCTTCAAGCGCCTCAACGAACTGTATGCTGCCAACGGCCAGATCGGCTTCCTCGCCAGCCAGCGCGTCGATGGCATGCTGATGCTTCAGGAAGCGGTCAAGGCGCTCGAAGTGAAAGCGAAGGCCTAAAAGCCATGCTGGTCAGCCTGGAAGAAGCCAGGGAATATCTGCGGATCGATGAGGATGACACATCGAATGATGATGTCATCCTGTCATCCCTGGAAACGGCCCAGGCGCTGTGCCTGGATCTGGCCCGCTGCGAGGAAGCGGATGCCGAAGAGAATCCCGTCGTGTTCCATGAAGCCATCCTCTATGCCGCCGCCTTTTTGTACGAGCATCGGGAAGAAGCCGATTATTCCGGCCTGCTGAAGCGGCTGCGGTGGCTGCTGTTCGGGGTGCGGCGGAGCTGTTTTTGAAAGGGGGATGCCTATGAAGACCGGGCTTTTGAACAAGCGGATTGAAATTCTGGGGAAGCAGGCGGCGACGGATGAATACGGCTTTGATACCCAGACCGACGTCGTGGTGTACCGCTGCTGGGCATCCATTGAGCCTGCCCGGGGCAAAGTGTTCTATGAGATGGACCGCAAGGCGGATACGGAGTACAGCAAGATTACCATCCGCTGGCGTCCGGGCGTCACTCATGACATGAAGGTGAAGTACCAGAATCACCTGTACGACATCGATACCATCGTGGACCCATACATGCGCCACGAAGCCCTGGAACTGTACTGTACGGAAGAAGTGAGGGGGACGGATCATGAGCGGAAGTGATTTTGATGTCAAAGGATTGGATGATTTTTCAGAAAAACTGCTTTCTGCCATTGAAGAGTTTCCCGGCACTGCCGAAAAGGGCCTGGTGACGATTGGCAACAAGCTCAGGAAGGAGTGCGTGAAGAACACGCCGGAAGGCAGCACGGGCAAGCTGAAGAAAGGCTGGAAGCACAAGGTGGAAGGCTATAACGGCTCGGAGCTGACCTATGAACTGGTCAACCGGCACCCGGTCCATCACCTGCTCAATAACGGTCATGTCAAGAAAACGCCAGGCGGCCGGACTGTTGGCTATTATGAAGGCCAGCACTATACGGAGAAATCCGTCAAGGCATTCGAAACCCGGGAACTGCAGCCGGGCCTGGAGAAACTGGCGAAGAAGCTGCTGAAGAAAGCAGGCGGCACATGAACCATGACATCGACATCCTGCAGGCCGTACAGCAGAAGCTGAAGGAACGGTTCCCGCATCCCGTGTACCTGCAGGAAGTGAAGGAAGGGTTCCATCCGCCGGCGTTTTTCCTCAAGACGATGACGGTGGCTTCGCCCCAGGGCAGCAAGGAAGTGTACCGGGATACGGATATCTACATCACCTATATACCGCAGAAGCAGACGGCCAGCACATCCATCTATGAGGTGCTGGCCGCTGCAGAAGACCTGTTCCGTGACGGGATTGCCGTCCAGGACAGGTTTTTTGCTGTCCGCTCGATGAACGAGGAACTCATCGGGGCCGACAACGACGGCGGCCGACTGACGCTGACCGTCCAGTATTACGATTCCGCCGATGAAACGGAAGCAGCCGAACGGATGAAGGTGCTGCATCAGCGGTATCGGGGAAAGGAGACAATGAAACATGAAAATGCCATCCATTAATGTCGTGTTCAAGGAAAAAGGCATCAGCGCCATCGAGCGCAGCGAGCGCGGCATTATCCTGATGATCCTGAAGGAAGAGACCCTGCCTTCGGTGACGGAAGTGAACCTGTACACGGCAGATGACATCCCCAAGGAACTGTCTGACAGCAACCGGGAGCAGCTGGAACTGGCGCTCCGGGGCTATGTGAACAGCCCGAAGAAGGTCATCGCTGAAATCATCAGCAGCGAAGCCGAGGACTATACGGATATCCTGAAGGCTATCGAGAACAAGCGCTTCGACTACCTGGTCATCCCGGATATCGGAACGTCGCACATCGATACCATCGCCACCTGGGTCAAGGGGATGCGTACCAATAAAGACAAGATGATCAAGGCCGTGCTGCCGGACTGTACGGCAGATACGGAAGGTGTCATCAACTTCGTCAACAAGACCATCCGCACGAAGAGCAGGACCTATACGACGGCCCAGTACTGCGGGCGCATCGCGGGCATCATCGCAGGGACGCCCATGACGATTTCCTGCACCTACGCGCCGCTGCCGGAAGTCATCGGCTGCGATGTGTGGACGAAAGAGGAAATGGACACCATGGCCGGAGCGGGGAAGCTGTTCTTCTTCTTTGACGGCGAGAAGGTGAAACTGGCCCGGGGCATCAATACCCTGGTGACCACAGTCCAGGACAAGGGGACGAGCTTCCAGAAAATCAA